ACCGGATTTGGCTGTCGAAATCCAAGACGACACAAAATATTTCACGCCATCAATATCGGCGCTCCCTTTGTAATCGGGACGCGCATCATTTCCTTCTTTATCGTTCTTAAAAAGCGCACCACGATTTTTATTGTCGTATTCCATCTTTTACTCCTGGTTGATTGCAGTAATAACTTCGTTCACTTCGACTAAAAACTGGATGACTTCTTGCTCGTATTGTTCGATCAACGCCTGGTCACGCTGGACACGCACGATGAACAACTGGAGGTGTTCCGGCAAGCGAGGGTCATAGCTGACAAAGTCGCACCATTGCCGACCCGTACACGCCATTTGCCATTGCATCTGAGGGATGTATTGCGCTGGTGCCTGTTTGCTTCTAAGCGTCATCAAATGCGTCTTGGTGCGAGGACACTTGATCTCAATCAAGCCATCGTCTTCAACCAAGCCATCGGGACTTGCTCCGGCATTTTCGATAACCGGATGCATGACCATTGCGACTTGCCCGACCTCAACAAAGTGCTTTTGCTCATACGCCTGTCGTGCAAGAGGTTCTTTTTCAGTCCCCCATTGCATATCTTTGGTCTGGAAGAAGTCCAATGGCTGACCTGTCAGACGTTCTGCAACCAGTTCATACAGGTAGTCTTCCCGTGAGTTGGCGGGCTTACCTGTCTTGAGTTTGGCAACAAGTTCTGCCATACGACTTGCCGTGACTTTCCCGCATCGAGCAGCCCTCCATTCGGGGCTGCCTTGAATCATTTCCGTCATGCCTGAACTCCGTCGAGGATGTCCTGCTTACGTGCCTTGCACAGCGTGATGAGTTCGGTTTTTTGTCCTGCTTTAGTCGCTGGCTCTAACCAACCCTGATAAACCTTGGTCAAGTCTGCTTCGGTCTTGGCGACCATGATCTGTGATGTAGCAAGTTCCAAATCCCACACAATTGCGGGTGCTGCTTTTTTAGCGGGTGCTGACTTGGCCGCTGCATGACCATCGTCATCAGGCTCACCTGTTGAGACACCAAATGCCGCCAAAATCCCATAACGCTTTGCATACGTAATTGCCGATCCATAGCCCTGTGCGTCTTGCTTGCTTGCAGGAATACTCAAGATTCCGCATGACAATTCTTCGCCGCTTGAATGCACAATGACGGTTTCAATCTTGATGCCACCATCACAGTCGTGAAATTTCTGGACGAATCCAAGACCATTGGCTTCAAGTGCGGGCTTGATGCAATCCATGACCGATTCAAGGTTTGCATACTTGCTCTTGAGGTGTGGGTTGATCGCTGATTTTTCTGCTTTACCGATGGCAGACTGAGCCTTTACAAAGGCGCTGAAAAGATTTTTCATTGGATACCTTAGAAGTGGAGTGCGAGAAGACAGAAGCCGAGATACAGGCAACCTACAAACAGGGCTGCGCCGAACCAAGCTGATGTTGGAATCTTGTCGTCTTTCATGGGAGCAAACCTTCAAGCGTGTTGCGAAGGTGCTGGTGGAGGGGGTGTGCGTCTGGGAGCATACAAACGATTTCAAGCAGCAGTTGAAACGTCTGGGGATTCATGTCGCTGATGAAGTCAGACTCACGCTGAATGTCTCCTGCCCAATGTGCGGCTGATATGCCGTCACAGTCATGTCCGTCTCTGAGTGCCAGTATTTCCAATACCTCTTTGACGGTAGTGTTTGTCTCCCACTTTTGATGGGTGTCACCATGTAAATTCTGGGAAGTTACGCCTTGAAAATAAATGTCCTTCGATTGCATCTTTTGTAATCCTTTGTCTAGTTGATCTTATGACGCAGGAAGAATATTACCTATAGGTTAATTACCTTGTCAACACCCATGGGTAAATATTTATTGAAAAAAAAACAACACCTTTGTGTTGTCATTCTGGCTGTGGTGAATATTCCCCGTACAGGCTGTTCAGGTAGCAGTCGTTGTCATCAATCGACAATCGTCTGCCACCAGGAAGAACCTCAAGTTCTTCGCCTAACCGACTCCGCACCAAGGAAGGCGGTCACCATCGCTGCGATAGTGTTTTCAATAGAGTCCTTCTGTGCTTGGGAGAGTTTATGGAATCGCTCTGGTGTAACAGACGTAAACGGCCATGCTGTTGTATTTGTTAAGTCTTTGCCGTCTAGCCAACCATGCGGGAGTTTAAAGGTCTTGTCGATCACTTCGATTAGATCGTCACCTATACGCTTCTTGCCCTCTTTGCCAGCAGGGTAGAGCATTCTCAGAACATACGTAGGGTTCCTGTCTAGCCTTCTTGCTAGTTCAGACGTATTGCCACCACACTCGCGATCCCTAATCTCAATCAGGCGGAGTCTACGCACTTCATATTTATCCATCTTCATATGTTTACCTATCAAGGTGGGGGTTGTCGAGACATCTATTTGGCGTACGAGGCTAATGGTTATTTATATTATACCTTTGGGTGATAAATGCAAGTATTTATACCCCACAGGTATTGACATGGATATTACCCGTGGGTAAGATTCGGTCTTCTTTTAGGAGACACCGATGGCAACTCGAGGCCGGAAACCAACAGTAGAAATTCGATACCCAATTCTCATGAAGTATTTGGTGAGTCTTGGAAGCGAAGAAGAACGCGTTCTTTTTGCCGAATCATGCGGCACAACAGTCGGCTATTTGCGAAATGCCCAGTACAGCTTCAAGAAGCTTGGCGCAGAGATTTCCGTGGCGATTGAGAAGAACAGCGCAGGGCGTGTCACACGCAAGCACCTTCACCCGGACGATTACCGGGACATCTGGCCAGAACTCAAGTAGGCAAAAAGAAGCCCCTGCGAAGTTTGCTCTTCCAGAGGCGTGGTCATTAACCCATGTTTTTAGAAAAACACATGACGAACAAAATTGTATCTCACAACATGACACTACGCATAAAAAATTGGGAATCATTCCAACACTACAAAGACCGTTCTCCACCGTGGATCAAGCTGCATAAAAGTTTGTTAGATAACTACGAATACCAATGCTTGCCTGTTGCTAGCAAGGCGATAGCACCCATGCTTTGGCTGCTAGCAAGCGAGGATGTGGAAGGGGCAATTTCAGGTGATTTTAAAGAGATAGCCTTTCGCCTTCGGATGACCGTTTCTGAGGTTGAAACTGCTCTAAGACCGTTGGTGGGTAAGGGTTTCGTGATTATTGATAGCCCCGTGCTAGCAGAGTGCAAGCAACACGATACGCCAGAGACAGAGACAGAGACAGAGACAGAGACAGAGAACTACATATCGCCTTCGGCTCAGTTTGCAATGTTTTGGGAAAGGTATCCAGCTTCAAAACGAAAAGCTGCCAAAACAAAGTGTGCAGAAGTTTGGAAGCGCAAGAAGTTGGACAAGGTTGCAGACACAATCCTCAATCACCTTGAATCGGTGGACGATGACTACCGCAAAGAATCCTGTCGTTACTGTCCTGCACCACTTGCATACCTCAACGGTGAGAAGTGGGATGGCTTCTCCGCTGAAGCTGCATATGACCCATTTGAGGGGGCAATATGAACGGTCACCAATCAATCTTCGAAGCCCGTACCTACGGCAATCCCATCACGGACATCTGGGTTCACGTATTCACTTGCAAACGCCCTGAAGAACTGTCCTATCTGCTCAACCCCGAAAACCTCCTTGAACTTGGGCTGCTCCCAGAAGTGCATATCTACGCCGACGACAACATCGCCCGACTGGATATGCGATTTGTTATGGGGACAACGATTCACCTGTCAGGGGAAGACCAGGAGCGAATCTATCGTCTGGTCAACCACCTTGCAAAGTTCAAACCAGCGCGTGTTCTAGCGGTAGTCAACGGCTCTCTCATCGATGAAGTACGGGAGGCTGCATGAGGACATTTGCAGACAACGACTTCAATCAATACATGATTGATGCCGAACCGATTTCAAAGGTTCTACCCGCAAGCGCCTGGTCAGATGAGATTGACGATTACCTGAAAAACGGAAGTGTTCTGCAAGGGGCAACTTTTCCGTGGTCTGACACGCACGACAGATTCCGTTTTCGTGGTGGTGAGGTAACTCTGTGGCAAGGCATCAACGGTCATGGCAAATCCCAAGCCCTTGGACAGGTCTGCATCGGGTTTATTGAGCAGGGGCAAGGGGTATGCATAGCCTCGTTCGAAATGAAGCCTGTGGCGACCTATTTTCGAATGTTGCGACAGGCTGCGATGACCAACCAACCCGCCAAACAATTTTCCGACAAGTTCGTGTCGTGGATGGAGGGCAAGTTCTGGATTTACGACCACTTGGGTGCGGTTGAGATTCAGCGCGTAATTGCTGCCATCCGTTACGCCGCGATTGAGTTGAAGGTCAAACACTTCGTGATCGACAACATGATGAAGTGCGTCAAGAGCGAGGACGATTACTCCGGTCAGAAACACTTTGTAGACCGTGTGTGCGCATTGTCGCGTGAACACAACATCCACATTCACTTGGTTCACCACGTTCGCAAGGGTGCGTCTGAGGATGCTATCCCGGGGAAGTTCGACAGTCGTGGCTCAGGCACCATCACCGACCAAGTGGACAACATCCTCACGGTATGGCGCAACAAAGGCAAGGAAGCCAAGGTTAGGGCAGGGAAGGCTGACGAGCAAACCCTCATGCAGGGTGATGCAATCATCCAATGCGACAAGCACCGCCACGGCGAGTGGGAGGGAAAGATCAAGTTGTGGTTTCACCCTGCATCACTCCAGTACGTGGCTCACCCATCTGGCAGACCGTTCGATCTTCTCAGAGGTGCGCTATGAAATTCCTTTCTATTTGCTCCGGCATCGAAGCGGCTTCAGTAGCGTTTGCACCACTTGGTTGGAAAGCAGCAGCCTTTTCTGAGATTGAGCCTTTCCCCAATGCCGTGTTGGCTCACCACTATCCCGACATTCAAAACCTTGGCGACATGACCAAATTCAAGTCATGGCCTGACCAAATCTTTATCGACTCCGACCTCATTGTTGGCGGCCCACCGTGCCAAGCGTTTTCAGTAGCAGGGCAGCGCAAGGGTCTTGAAGACGACAGGGGCAACATCACACTCATCTATGTGGAACTCATCAATCATGCAGACGAAATCAGAGCAATTAACGGACTCCCGCCAGTTGTCGTTGTTTACGAAAACGTACCAGGACTTCTTAGCGACAAATCGAACGCATTCGGATCGTTTCTTGGATCGCTATCCGGCGAGGATGAGGCACTTGAGCCATCAGGGAAGAAATGGACGAACGCGGGTGTTGTGCTTGGACCAGAAAGGTCAATCGCATGGCGGACCCTTGATGCCCAATATTTCGGATTGGCACAACGCCGCAAACGTATCTTCCTTGTCGGAAGTGCTCGAGACGGGTTCGATCCCGCAGAGGTTCTTTTTGAGTTCGAGGGCTTGCGCAGGGATTCTGCGCCGAGCAGAGAAGCGGGGAAAGAAGTTGCCGGAACAATTGCAGCGCGCACTGGAATCAGTCGCAACAACGACTCTGAATGCGTGACAACAAATCGTATGGTTGCGTTCGGTGAGTATTCTGATGACGGCACGGCAAGTGCGATGAAAGCAAGGGACTACAAGGATGCGACAGACCTGATTGCTTACGCAGGGACTGTCGGCACTCTTGACAGGGAATGCGGCACATCAAAGTTGAATCACCAGACTTGCGTGGCGGGTCACATTATCCCTGCCGTTGCGTACAGCATACGAGAGGACGCGTCTGCTGACACGTTTAGCGCCACACCATTGGAGGTTGCGAACGCAATCCAAGCGCATCAGCCATCAGTGCAATCGCATCACGCTCAGGTCTTCATTGCGCAGACAATTCCGATTCATGACTCAGCCACCCGCTTTAGTGGCAAACGTGGCGACAAGCAAGACGGCAAGGGCAACGGTTTGGGGATTGGGGATCCTGGTGCGCCGATGAACACTCTGACCAAAGGTGACCGCCATGCTGTGGCGTACTCGTTTGATGCGCTA